CATCTATAGTATTCTTCTTGTTTAAAGCATTAGCATCTTTAACTTGCTCTTCAATACGCTTAAACCCAGAAAGAATCACATCTTGCTGTGATTTGTTTTTCTCAAATGCTTTTTGTTTTGCTACTTCAAGGCTATCATAACTAGCAGCAAGTCTTTGACCAGCAGCAATTTCTTCTTTTATTTGTAACTGTTTATCTGCAGCCCTTCTTCTATCAGTTGCAGCAAACTTCTTGGCTACCCATTCTACTGCTTTATAAATTGCATAAAGTGCACCAACTGCTATAGTAATTGCTAAAATTATTTTTGCAGAGGGCAATAGGGCTACATTTAACGCTGCCATAGCAAATGTTATTTTGCCAATTATGCCAGGAACATTTTTAAACCCTCTTAACCCTGATCCTAATTTTGCAATATTTACACCCATGATGGCAAAGTTTGCACCTGCAGTTTGAGTAACAGGTCCAATTAACATCATTTCTGCTTTGGCTAATTTTACGCTAGTAGTTAAAAATGAAAGAAAACCTAGTACTGTCGTTGTTGCTGCTAATAGTTTTAGATATCCCATTACTGTGAGAACTGCTCCACCAAGAATTTTAAGAGCAAACTCAAATTCTTTTATAAACTTAGTAATACTAACCATTGCTCTTGCTGCTCTTTCAATGGCAACTATTGAAGCATCAAAGGCTCTGACCATATCGTCGCCATTTAATCTAATAAACTTTTGAAGTGCAGGAACGACATCTTTTGATATTTTCCCAACAAGATTTGTTAATGCTGGTAGTAGTGCATATCCAATCTTATCTGCTGATTGTCCAAATTCTAGTCTTAGTCTTTCTAATCTTCCCGCAAAAGTATTGGCTGCTGCTGCTGCAGCACCCTTAGTTTCTTCTGTTAATTCTTTTTGTATCTTTGCAAAATCTTTTGATTTAATAGCAGCCTTACTAAGAGGTATATTTAATTTTTTTAATGCATCAGTATTTCCATTATAGGCTTTTGAAAGTATTACTGAAACAAGACCTAAGTCTTTTCCTGAATACGCTGCAACATTTGTGGCTAATGAAAGTAGTTGCTGAGACTTTGCCAAGTTTCCTGTGCCAACCACTAATGTCTGTAGGGCAGGAATTAATTGATCATTATCAATTGCAACCTGTAGTTCTAAACTATCCAAATAGGCTTCGTTGGCTGCAATTGCAGAATCTGTTGCTCCAGCACTGTTACGAAGAGCAGTTGCTAACAAAGCCAACTGCTTTTGTTCTGCCATTGCTCCTTGAACTGCATCTATTGCAAGTTTACCAGCAAAGGCAACAGAGGCTATACCTGCTGCAGCAAAGGCTTTTGTTGCTTTTCTACCAAAAGCATCAATGTTTTTACCAAGTTTTGCTATATCTTTTTGAGCCTGTTTGGATCCTTTGTCAGAGTACTGAGACAGAATTCTGGCAACTACTGCACCTGTGGCCATGTTACATTGTCTCCTTATCTAAGTTTTTTTGTAATGTTGCTTTTGCTTTTTCTAAAGCATCGTAAATATTTTGCTCAATCTTGGTCTTATTTTTATCTACTGCTTTCCAGATTAAGCGAGAAGCATTTCCTACTTGTCCTTCTAAATTCTTAATAAAGGTACCATTACCTCTAGTTTTTCTACCTGCTAATTCATAAATAACACCTGGAGCAGACTTATTCTTTATTGCTCCTGCGCTGGTAGTGTAGTCTTTTCTTACTTTACCCTCAGACTTTGAGGTTGAGATACCCTGCTTAATTGCACTTTGATCCCATGCAGGCCATCCTACACCACCACGAGAACGAGGATTACGAGCAGGCTGAGTGGCCCAACCACTTAGTGGTGGTGTTGATTCAACAAATCCTTGTGCTTCCTTTTTAACAGAAGACAATTCTTTATTTATGACCTTGGTAAATTCTTTAACTGCATCTTTATCAAAGTCACCCAATGCTTTTAGTGTTTCCTTTAAACCAGTTAACACTATCGCATCTTTACTCATTGCCTGTTCGCTTCCTTTGCTCGTTCTTTAAGGTAAATCGTGATTGCCTCAAGTACTCCGTCTGGAGCATCAAGTAAATCATTTGGAGATAATCCAGTCTCCACAGAAATCATTGCTATCGTATAGGTTAGGCTGTTTCTGTGGATTCTGAATTTGGGTCGCTTGCTAACTCAACTGCTTCTAGAGTGTCTAGAAAAGCCTCTCCAAAGGGTTTTACAACTACGCCTGCATCTCTCAAGGCACCATGTGCCAAGAAATAGACATGCTCTAGTTTCTGATCCTCTGTAAGTAGTTTAGCAAAGCCCTTGTTAAACTTTTGTTCAAATGCAACAATTGTTTTTGGTCTCAAAGGATATGTTCCTTCAGTTCCATCTGTTGTTTTTACCTTTATGTATAGTCCGTCCATTTTTTGCCCCTTTTCAATTAGGTTGTTGTTTTTGTTATATCTCCATAAATGGGCCACGAAACTCTTGCAGTTGATAGTTCACCAACTCCTCCAGATAGTGATTGCCATTCTGAGATAACCACTTCAAATTCGTATATTGGATTTTGAGTGCTTGTAATAGCAGATGCATTTGGCTTTACTTTACAGTAAGCCACAGTACCTACTAGTGGATATATTACTGATTCTACTTCATTGGTATCAAAATCCTGCTGAAAATCAAAACTTACTGTATTTTGAGCAAGACCTGCGAGTTGTCTTTTTGAAACATCTCCCATTACTGTAGTCTCAAAAAGGTCATGGACAGTAGACAATTGCACTGAAGTTACATGATCACTAAGATCATATAGTGTTGCAGACGATGCACCTAGTTGTACCTTGACATTTGTTAAGACTATTTTTGCCATTTGTTATCCTATTACGATGTTGTCTTTACAACAGGACCAGTGATTGGCCATGTAACTGATGCAGTGGCTAGTTCGCCTACAGCACCATTTAGAGGTGTCCATTCTGAAACAACTGCTGTAAATGTGTATAGAGGATTTGTTACTGTTGTTGCTGTTCCAAATTCTGGTTGTACAGTAACTACTGCTTCTGTACCCAATAGTGGATAAATTGTTGCTTCTACTTGCGATGCTGCAAAATCCTGATGAAACTCAAATGTTACTGAGTTATCAACAAGTCCTGCTGTGCGAGTCTTTGCTGCTGCTGGAACATTTCCTGATGCTCCTGTGACTCCTGCAAATGCAGTGGTCTCAATTACATCATATGTGCTTCCAAGCGTTACTGATGCGATGTGATTTGAGAGGTTTACTGCCCCAATTGTCACTTCAACATTCGTTAATACTATTCTTGCCATGTTATTATTCTCCTTGTTCGTTATTTACTGAGTTAAAAACAGGAAAATATTCTTCCTGCTGTACTGCTGGTACTTCTTTTACTGCTGGTGTTACCTTTGCTGCATTTGCGGCTGCGATATGTCCTGCTGCAAGAAGATGTTCAACATTTCCACCTGCACTAAGTATATCATCTTTGGTAAGTTTCTCATCTTTTACCTTACCGCAAACTTTTGTGTTTGAGATTACTGTATATTCCATTATTCTCCTTAGCCCCAAATTGTGAGGTTATAGCGATATGATAAGAAAGATTGCTCACCAGATGTGTAAGTACCACTGTCTGCACTTATAACTCTGAGTGTATCAACAAGGCCACCTAATGTTCTATCTGACTCTAAAGCAGTTTTGATTGAACCACTACCACTTCCAGCCAAAAATAAATCAAGTTTGTCTTGTCCTGTTCTTTCTGATATTCTTTGAACAATCACATAAACATCAACAGATGCTTGGTCTAAGCCTCTTTGGTTGTCAACATCAAATGTGAAATCTAATTGTCCAACTACAGCACATGGTGGAACAACAACATCTGGAATCAAGTCATAGACTCTCAAGTTTGTTATTGTCTGTAGGTTGGCTTTGAGTGCGTCTCTTACGCCATTAATATTAATCATTAGTATGCAAGACCAAAGTTTCTACGGAATGTCTTTAGCAACATCTCAACATCTGGATCAAGGCGAGAATTAAGACGAACTGTTCCTAATTCTACAGAGCCTGCAATACCAAACGGAGATTGCTTTCTAACAAATAATCTTGCTGCCTGAATCTTACAGGCTAATTCTACTTCAAAAGGTATTGATGAATAACCCCAAACTCCAGTTATCTTAACTGTCTGAGGAAAGAAGTAAGGCCATACATATGTTCTAACTGCTAATAGTCTAGTTACAGGTCTTCCTATTTCTGGATTATTAATAGGCTCATACATAATATCTGTGTCTAAATTCCATATTGTTGAAAATGGTCCAGACTGATTTGCTCTTGATGCTATCTCTGTAGGTTGAATAAGGTCATCTATCTCTAAATACCACGGACTTACAGGTGTGTAATATTTAACTACTGGAGATGCAAGAGTTCCTTCTTGATAAAAATGTCTTTGGCAGTAGTCATCAATCATACGACTTGCAGAAAGAATGGCTGCTTGAATATCAGTATCATCAAGGCTATCCTCAATTTGCAGGCTATTTCTCACATCTGCCAAGGTCGTATAGACATTTACAGGTTGAGTGCTAGTACTAAGTAAAGGCTTACTCATTTGCTCCTCTTCTCCATCTTAGGCAACATTGCTTTCTCCATCTTTGGAGTTGCAGTTGCTGTTTCTTTTTTAATTCTAAAAATCTTTTTAATTCTTTTCATAACTTCTCTCTTAAGGTAAAGGCAGATGAATCTGATAAACGGGGCGAGCACCAAATCCATCTGCCACCCTAGGATATTTTCCTGGGTATCCCAGTAAGGTTAAGCGAACCTAACCCTACTGAGAATACTTTTTAGATTAGAATGTTGGTGCTACTAGACCAGTTCCGTTAATCTTGGAAACTGCTCCTGGATAACGACCAGCAGTGAATGCTCCGTATCCGTAGACTACAGACTTGATTGTGAGTGAGCCTGCACCTGTTGCATCAAAGTTCAATGCGAATGGTGATCCTGCTTGCTCCCATAGGTGTAGTTCTCCTGCATTTACGCAGTAGATCTGATCTTCATCATTACCAGCACCTGCTGTTGTTGTAACATTTGCATCTGCAATGATAGGTAGACCAAGCATTGTGTAACCTGAGTTACCGTATGCTGCTGCTCCTGCTCCAGTTGCAACTGCGTTCATTGGGCCGTTTAGGGCTGGAAGAACGAGTGGACGCTGTGAACCGTCTACGCCTGCAAGCAAGAATGCTAGACGGCGTGGGTGCATAATCCAGTGTGTTGGATTCTGGAATACGCTTGTCTGAATTTGCTGGTAAGCATCTGCCAACTTTGGATACAGAAGTGCTACTGTTGGTGACGCTTCTGTGAATGTAACATCATTGATACCTGCTGTTTGACGGATACCAAGCATTGCACCTGAGTTACCATCACCATTGATGATCTGATCATCAAGTGTTGTGTGCCATCCACGGATAAGATCCTGGATGATGAACTGGTCAATACCTGTACCACGCTCAATAGCCTGCTTTGAGATATCCTGTTGTCCTGCGATTGTACGAACATTCACAGTCAATAGTGTATCGTCAGCATTTGTATTTGATACTGCATCATTTTCAGCAGCCTGAACTGCAGTTGATGTACCAGTAGTCATGCGTGAGATATTTAGTGTCATACCTGCTGCTGGAAGTGCCATCTTGTTTGTTGCGAAGTCTGCTGTTGGGCGACCTGCACGAGCAAATGGTGCTGCTAGATCAACTAGGTATTGTGGAATTACGAGACCAGCAAAGTTGCCAGTTCCTACTGAGCGACGCTCAATTTCCTCTTCACGAGAGTGACGAGCAAGACGCTCTGATGCTGCATAGTCATTGCTGAACTTAGCAGTAAATGCATCCTTAACGAATGAAACATCTGTATTCTCTGGTGAGTATGTACGGGCTTCACGAGTTACCTTTGCTCCGCCAACCTTTGGCATTGCAACATTAGCAACTGATGATCGTGCTTCAGCAGCCTTTGCATCAGCATCTGCCTGTGCTTTGAACTTTTCAATCTTTGAATCTAGTGAGCGTGACT